TCCTATGGCTTTATACGTACACAAATACGGCGGCACATCGATGGGCTCGACAGAGCGCATCAAAAATGTCGCCAAGCGCGTTGCCAAGTGGCACGACGCTGGCCACCAGATCGTTGTTGTGCCTTCCGCGATGTCTGGTGAAACCAACCGTTTATTGGGTCTGGCCAAGGAAATTATGGCCCAGCCCGATCAACGCGAGCTGGACATGCTGGCGTCCACCGGCGAACAAACTTCCGTTGCTTTGCTGGCAATGGCATTGCAGGCCATTGGCAAAGAAGCCGTATCCTATGCTGGCTGGCAAGTGCCGATCAAGACCGATTCAGCCTTCACCAAGGCACGCATTCGCTCGATTGACGACGTCAAGGTACGCAAGGATCTGAACGCCGGCAAGATCGTAATCATCACTGGTTTCCAAGGTGTCGATGCTGACGGCAACATCACCACGCTCGGCCGCGGCGGCTCCGACACTTCCGCAGTCGCCGTAGCAGCGGCCATCAAGGCCGTGGAATGCCTGATCTACACTGACGTTGATGGTGTCTACACTACCGATCCACGCGTGGTCAGCGAAGCGCGTCGCCTCAATACGGTCACGTTTGAAGAAATGCTGGAAATGGCCTCACTGGGCTCCAAGGTTCTACAGATTCGCTCGGTCGAGTTTGCTGGCAACTACAAGATGCCGACCCGCGTACTGTCATCGCTGACCGACCCTTTAATGTCGCTGGAAGAAGAAACCAAGTCCGGCACCCTGATTTCGTTTGAGGAAGACACCAACATGGAACAAGCAACCATTACCGGCATCGCATTCAGTCGCGACGAGGCAAAGATTACCGTCCTCGGCGTACCGGATCGTCCAGGTATCGCCTACCAGATTCTCGGCCCGATCGCCGATGCCAATATTGAAGTGGACATGATTATCCAAAATCAGTCTGTCGAAGGCAAAACCGATTTCACCTTCACGGTTCCGCGCGCCGAATACGCCAAGGCAGTAGAAGTGCTCAACGCCAGTGTCAAGGCTCATATCGGCGCAGCCAGCATTGTCGGCGACACCAAGGTATCGAAGGTTTCGGTGGTAGGCGTAGGCATGCGCAGCCACGTAGGCATCGCCTCGCAAATGTTCCGCACATTATCTGAAGAAGGCGTCAACATCCAGATGATCTCGACTTCGGAAATCAAGATTTCAGTGCTGATCGATGAAAAATACATGGAATTGGCAGTGCGCGCACTCCACAAAGCCTTCGATCTGGAAAACGGTAAGTAAGCCAGCAACTAATTTAAGTAATACAGCCAAAATCTTGCATAGCGTGATTGACCAAATCAATATGAAAAGATATGATGCTGAACTTCACTGAGGCACAGCAGTAATCAGTAACTGTCTACAGTGTGGAGATGTGGCCGAGTGGTCGAAGGCACTTCCCTGCTAAGGAAGCATATGGGCTTAAACCTGTATCGAGGGTTCGAATCCCTCCGTCTCCGCCAATGATTTGTTTTAAGTAGTTCAAGGTTGTTCATCAAAGCCGCTGAATCCGCAAGGTACAGCGGCTTTTTTGTTTACCGGTGTTCATGATCGTTCATTTACACCCAGAATATTTGTTGGTACATTTGCTGGTGAAAATCAGACCAACAAAAACTTTCACCAACAAATGCCACTTACAGACGCTGCATGCCGGGCTGCCAAGCCCGAAGAGAAGCAACGCAAACTTGCAGATGGTCGCGGCTTAGTGCTGATCATCCACCCAAACGGAAGTAAATATTGGAGTGGTGCCTATCGCTTCGGTGGCAAACAAAAATCCCTATCGCTCGGCGTCTATCCTGATGTGACGCTGTCAGACGCGCGCGCAAAATGGGAAGAGGCACGCCGCCAAGTAAAGGCTGGTGCCGACCCTAGCGTTGAAAAGCAGATTAGTAAGATTGCCACTGTAGCGGCGCAGGCGCGCACCTTTGAAGTGGTAGCGAGAGAATGGCACGCGCACATGGCGGCCAGTGATGAATGGGGTGATGGGACTGCGGCAGAGAATTTGCACCGCCTCGAGCTAGACGTCTTCCCAGTGATCGGCGCCGACCCGATTGCCAAGATCACGCCGCAGCGGCTGCTGATTGTGTTTCGTCAAATCGAGAAGCGCGGCGCCCTAGAGATATCAAGCCGGTGCCGTGGGATGGTATCCCGCATTTTTAATTTTGCGATTGTGTGCGGTGATGCGCCAGGCAATCCGGCGGCGGCACTAAAAGACGTGATGAAGAAGCCGAAAAAAGGCCACTTCGCATCCATCACGGTGGAAGAATTCCCGCAGTTCATCAAGGATCTAGTCCACTGCCCTGCGCACATGTATCCGGCAACGCGGGTGGCGCTGTGGCTGATGATGCGGACCTTCGTACGGACGACCGAGCTAATTGCGGTGCCATGGTCTGAGCCTGACCTTGATAAAGCAGTCTGGGATATCCCGCCAGAGCGCATGAAGAAGGGGCGCGGCCATATCGTCCCTCTATCATGGCAAAGCATCGCCCTCTTCCGTGAAATGCAGCCACTGACCGGCCGGAACAAATTCGTGTTTCCAAACCAGCGCCGACCAGATGATCATATGTCGGACGGTGCAATCTTGAAAGTGCTAGAAAAACTCGGCTATCACGGCCGCATGACCGGCCACGGCTTCCGGTCCCTGGCCATGGGTGTGCTCAAACAGGAATTAGGATATCGGCATGAGGTGGTCGATCTGCAGCTTTCTCATGCCAAGGGCAACAAGGTCGACAAGGCATACGACCGCGCCAAGTTCCTTGCCGAGCGTACAAAGATGATGCAGGACTGGTCTGACTACATTGACCGGCTGGTCAATGCTGCGACCAAGCCGGCAATGCAACTTGTAGCCTAGCGCTTGTCCCCAGCCGTCGTGATGGTGCTGGAAATAGCCGTCGCCATAGCATCAGCATGTCGTTCGCCACCCAGGCTGCCACCGAAAATGAAGTTAATCACCGTCTGGGCATTGGCTGCGACATACCCCACCACCGAGCCAACCAGGCCGGACACGGCCGCAACAATGGCAACATCCTTAACGGTGATGCCGCCGGTCAACAGCCCATAGCAGCCATAGAGCACGACGCCCATGATGATTGCGAACGTCAGCAGCACCATGATGGCTAGACGCATGACAACCGGATTCTGCGCGTTGCTCTTGCGTGCATCTGCAACATCGGCAAGCACGGCCTCGTCACGCTGCAGCGCAATCCCTGCCAGATCGGCCTGATTCTTGAAGCCAGCCGTTGCCATGGCCAGCTTGTAGTCATTATCAGCCTTGGTCAGTGCCGCCAGTTGTTCTGGTGTCGCATTCTGGATTGCCGCACCGATTGATGCCTTGCGATCATCGATCGTCGCATCTGCTGCCGGCGTCAGTCCGAAAACAGATTCGATTGCAGCTACAGCACCGCCAGCCAGTGGGCCGCCGAGGCCAGTAGCGATCATCGGCGCCAGTTTAGTAATTACGCTTGTCCAGTCCATTACAACACCTCCATTGCTTTATTGAAAAATGCCAAGCGTTCAGCCAGGCCGTTATATCCACCGTTGACACGCTTCGTCACGGCTTTTTGATCGCCAGCATCTGCCAGCTCGTTAAGTCCGTGCGTTTTCCAGAACCAACCGGCAGTGCGTGCAGCGAGTGCTGGCTGCTCCAGTAATTCAGGGTTCTGCACGCAATCGATGTTCAAGGACATCATCAAGGCAATGTAATTTGCTCGGCCGGTGACCTGGATCAGGCCACGCCCCTTGTAACGCACGCCATCGCCGGGGTTGATGTTGCCCAGGTCGACGCGCCCCTGGTATGCCTCACCGCTGGCCAGCTCGCGCACGTAGAGCAGTTCGCCCGATTCATGCGCCACTTGGCCAATAAACGACGCCTGGCGCTCCTTGGTGTTGATTTCAAACTCATCCATGGCCGCATTCAGCGGATCAAGGAAGGCCTCGGCGCGTGCGTGCGCCAGCGGCATGATCTGGTGCAATTGGTCGATATTCATTGCTTTTCACTCCCCTGTGGAAACTTGGATTCCATCAACCGTTCGAACAACATGATCGAGCGGCTGCCCATGTGACCAGCGATGCCGACGAAGGCCGCCGTCAATAACTGGTCGAAATTACTGTATTCGCACAGATAGAAGGTCATCACACCGGCAAACGCGCTGGTGCAAATCTCACCGATCAGTTCGACGATGTTCCAGGCGCGCGCGTGGCCGTCTTTCACTTTGCGCATGAAAGAGACGAAGCCCCCCATGGCAGACAGGCCGATCACCCACGCGTACGTAATCCAACCGAAGTTCTCAGGCGATTTTTCAGGCGTCATGTTTTTGCGTTCCTCTAAAATTGGGCGAAAAAAAACCGCCCAGATAGGCGGTTTATGGTGTGTTGTTGGTTTATGTTCCGGCTGGGTAAGATGGCCGGGGCGGCAGTGTTTTAGTTGGGTCACCGGTCGCAGCAGAAATAATGGCGCGCAGCGATTTTCTGTAAGTCATGAACGCAATAACGTCGGCATTTGTGAGTGCGCAGGTTCCAAGCGCTACGCCTTCCACTATGCGCTCCATCGTCACGCTTGTTTTATCCATCGCTGCCTGCGCAGTCACTTGATAATCTGCCCACAATTTAGCCGCGCTTGGTGGCGGCTCCGCAGTCGCCCAGCCGGAAGGTACGGGGCCAATTTCGGTTACTTCCTGAGTTGCGCCTGTGGTTTGGTTGTAGATAGTCTGGCCGCGATAGTCTGGCTGTACACCCCATGCGCTTGATGCATAAACCGCCACCTGATTGGTTGTAACGGCTGGCGGCGCTGTCTCAGTCGAGTTTGTTGGCTCAATGAATTCTCCTGACTCAAGCGCAGACTCATGGGCCTCACACGGCCCTTGAAATTCACCAGTTGCACCGTCGAATAAATACACG